TGCTATAAACAATTACCTTAATCGGAGACCAATCGTCATATGGTGGGGTTTCTGTCTACTTCTATAATCTATTTATGCAGTTGCTACCATTACTGCTTTGTTTGCCGGTATCATCTTAATTCTAGGTGCTTCTTCATTGGGTTCAAAGTCTGAATGTGCTATAGTAAAGTAATCTACTGCATAATTTACTATTTCTTCTACTCCTTTTAAGTGTTTAGTAGTAAAGTTTGTAGTACCGCTCTCAAAATTGTCCTCAAGACCTTCTAAGAACGTTCCCCACGTGTTATATATTCTACCACTTAACTTAGTTGGTCTAGGTAAATGTGTTTGATTTTCAGTAAAGAACCAATCAAACAATGCTGATTGATCTGTACTAGTATATCTGTATTCTACTATGTGTCCATACAACATACTGTACATATAACGCAAATACTCTTGATCTGCTCTACTAAACTTAACATATTGTACTTTTTTATATAATTTACCATGCTGATAGAACATTTTATAATCTTCTGCTTCTATAAATTTATTCATTTTACTTTCTAACTTTTAGCCTTTGCTAATGAAATATGTTTTTGACAATCCCATCGACGTGAAATTTCTCTTTGTTCCTTATAATCAGGATGTTCTGGCATTAACCAAAATCTATCACCTTTAAAGTGTGGAAGTTCAGTCCAATGTTTAGTGTGACTAAACATAGGTATTTTTGTATTTCTGTAAGTACCTACACTTTTTAATTTATCTTCACAATATACATTACCGTGAGTTCTTTCTCTTAGTATTAATGAATTTGGATGTAAATATAACTCTTTACATATTTCTACTTTTGTTTTACCGTACTTGGATTCCCATTCGCTAGGCTTTGCTTTGCGTTGGAAAGGTGTACCATAGTTATGCACTCTCATGTGTATAGTAGTTGTTGCAACGTTTTCTCGTTCTGCAATTTCATATGCAGGTTCTCCCCACTTTAATTCAAATACTGTGGGTGTGTATTCTTGTGGGTTAGTTGTTTTTTTGTATCCTGTTTTATTTGGCATGTTGTTCTTCCTCTAATGCATCTGCTATACTTAATAATTCGTTTCCTATCTTAGTCATATTATCTAGAGCCTGTAGAGTATCTATAGGTAATTTTTCGTTATAAAGGTTACTACCTATTACAAGTGCTTCATTGCCATCTTTTCTAAGGGTTTCAATGCTTGGATATCTCATTACTTTATGTATTTCTTTATAATTCTTTGCAGATAGTAAAATATTTAATATGCGTTCTACTGTTTTGATATTTCTATTCTTGTTTGTTGCCATTTTTTGGTCTCCTATAGAGAGAAGGCTTACGCCTCCTCCTTGTTTTGTTTTTCTAATGCTTCTGCTATTCTTTCTAATAGTGCATTCTGTTCTTGCATATAATAACTATATTGATTCCATGTATCAGTATCTAAATCTATTTTAACTTTCATAGATCCATCATAACCAATATCTTCTATTGCGTTTGCTATGTTTTGTAATTCTTGTGTTGCCATTTTTTGGTCTCCTTTTTTGTTTCTACACTTTTATTTATCTGTTTGATGTAAAAGATAAATAAAAATAGGCAATAAATGACTATTTTCCGACTTTTTTAAGTTCTGAGTTTACCCAGGGTAAAGCACGAGGGCCTCCCCAAAGATAGTAGGCCATGATCGCTTTGCTGTTTGCTATTGTTTTGCCTTTTGCTCTTGCATCTGTGTAGTTTTGTTTTGCTCTTAACAAATAACTACGCATACGCAATAATGTTTGAGTACTAACGTTTTCTCCGTTAGCCAATTGATTTGCTCTGGCTAAGCCAACCAGTGTGCCTGCTCTGTTACTAGGTGTAACTGTTTCTCTAATCTCTAGTGCTTCTCGGGCGGCTTTTCTTATGTAATTTGGTGCTACTGGCATATTACATCACTATACTTGCTATAGTGGCTCCTAATGTTGATAGTGCAAGTAACACAAGACCCCATATTCGATTGTCTAGGCGATCTAATCTTGTTTCAAAATATTTTCTGTTGTCTTTGACGTCTAACCATAAATTATCTATATCTTCATGGATGTGTGTCAAATGATTGTCTTTGATCTGCTCAATCTCTCTATGGAGTTCTTGTGTTGTTATTCTTTTAGGCATTATAGTTGTTTATAGTCGTCTATTTGTTTCGTAGTAGTAATAGTACCATTTACTATAAACGTTTCTATTTCTTTGATAAGAATTTGTGTATTAGGGTCTTCACTGTTTACATCGTGAATATCCATCATATGTTTAACTAATTCTAATTCATTCATCTTCATATCCTATTTTATCTCGCAAACTTTCTAATTGTTCACGGTCTTGTTGTATTAGTACTGGAATAGGTGTTGAATTGCCTCCTTCTTCAGGATGACTCCACAACCATTCACTGTGAGTACTCTTTTTGTTAAGTTCCTCACACTTATCTATAAGCCAATCCACTGACTTATCTACACATTTATAAACAAATGCTTCATGTTTAGAAGCATGAAATATACTACCCCATGTATTATAAGTTTTACTACTATAATCTAAAAATAGTATATTGTTATCCATAAATGCTCTCAAAGACCAAGGACACACGCCTTTTATACTTGCAAAATAAATTTGCCAGGCGTTATCCTCTTTTAGACCCTTTACGTCCACCTCTTTGAGACTTCTTTTTCTTTTTCATTTTCTTAGCCATCACTTTATCCTCTTCTTGTAGCCACTTGCCCTAATTGCACGTCCTTGTGCTTCGGCTTGGGCTTTAGTTTTATAAACTTTACCAGTAGTTCCCCACTGATAACCGCCTTTTACCCTACGTACTGGCATTAACCGATCCTACGTTTATCCCAACCACTGTGGTCCATAGTTTTTACAGCATGATAGGCTCTTCCGTCTGCCTTTTTACTCATACCTTTAGACTCGTCTCTACGATCTTTTAGACTTTGTTTGAAACCGTGTTCTTTTCCTCTACGCATACCTAAACTTTCGTCTAGTCTTGCGTTGTATCCTTGTGTCATTTTCCATGTTGCCATGTTATTCTCCTTTGTTAATATCTTATATTCTTACATATTAGCAGAAGTTATTTTCTGCCATGCTGTTCCATTATAGAAACATATTTGATGTAATGTATTATTATATACTGTATCGCCCTCTTGTGGACTTGATAAAGCATTTATCTCTGTTGTACTGTAACTTCTTAAGTCTACTGGGCTGTTAAATTGTGTTCTTGCATCTGTAAATGTTACTTGGGTTGTGGTATTGCCTTTAAGAACTAAGTCCTCACTTTGTTCTGCAAGTGTTAAACTCCATTCTTTGTCTGTTACACCACTTGCCTGTGAGGATACATATTCATATTGTCCACTACCTGCTACTGCAACAGTTGTATTTGCTTGACTAACTGGTGATCCGTTTTGTGTTAATCCACTAAATGTGTCTCCAAAAGAAATATCAGTTAAAACATAAGTGTTACCGTTTAAAAATTGCCAACCATTTGTTGTAACACCGCTGAATGTTACGTTAGCACCACGTGGGAACGCACCTGCGTTTACTTGTATTACATCTTGTGATGTACTACCACCTCCAGCCGCGTTTGACCAAAATGCAGTTATATTTGTTACTGCCGCATTGGCTGTATAACTGTTATCTTTACGATGTACACTAATTTTCATATCACCAACAGTACCAGCACCTAAACTTCCACCATTGTTTACAGAAAACTTACTACCTGAATTTGCACTTGTATTTGCATAGTTTATAGTACCGAATGCCGCTGTACTTGTAAGTCCGCCTACAAAGTCATATGTACCTGCAGGGTTGGCACCACTGCCTTGTGCTCTTTTTGCTGGAGCAAATGTAATATTTTGTGTTACACCTCCAACATTACCACTTGCTAAAATTAAATTACCTTTTTCGTAACTTATAAATGGTTCTCTGTATGTTTGACTGTAGTCTGAAGTTGCTACAAAATACATACTAGCATTTGAACCGTTAGTCCAGTCGTCTGCCGCTTGTACACTAATATATGCTGGTGCGGCTAAACTACTTGGGTTTTCTAAATCACCATGTGAACCCCACCAACCTACTCTACCAAGTTCTTGTCCTGTACGTGGATACCATTGACTTATATCATCAGTAATTTGTCCATATGCACTATTAAATTGTAATCTTGTACCTATATAAGGTGTTGTTGCCTGCAATGAGTTATCTGTATATTGTTTTGTACCAATTTGAGGAATAGCACCTGAATTACCAAAATCAGTTGCATAACTTTCTGTACCGTCCCATAATTGTGTATAACCTAAAGAAGCGAACTGATCGTTTGTAATTCTGTTTGTAACAGTTGAATTAGCACCTACACTTATACCAAAGTTTGTTTGTAAGAAAGTATTAGCACCATTTAATTCAGTTCTACCTCTTGTAGTATATGTAGGTTGACTATAATCACTTCTAGTACCTATAGCAGGTTCAATATCACCAAATGTCCAGTTAGGACCGCTTGGTGAGAAACCATATTGATCAAATGAATCTATTTCTGCTACTGCTATTGTTACTTTACTACTACTAAATCCTAACGCACGTAAGTCATAATGACTAAACACAGTTTCTGTATAACCGGTTGTTCCTGCCGCAACACCTCTGTTACCACCAGAGAACATATAAACGTTAGTATCAGACCCACCACCATTCCATGACATTGTAAATGTTTCAGTAGCAGGATTACTCATAGTAATTGTATTAGCACTTGCATCAATACTTTGTATGACTGATCCTGGTGGGAAAGGACTTGCACCCTTTGTTAAACTACCATTACTTCTACCTACATAATTTACTGCAATAGGATTACTTCCTGAGAATAAATTAGTTCTTTGTCCTGAAGTAGGAGCAGTACCATTAAAAGTACTTGTACCATATGCAGTACCCCATTCTTCAGCAGTTGTTACTGTAATAACGTTTGAACCTGCTGTTGTTGTACCTTCAATAACCCAAGCAACACGTTCTGAAGTGTTACTATATGTAGGTGTAGTCATTGTAACAGGTGCGTAACCTCTGTTATCTAAAGTTAACTGAGTAGTTGTACTACCACCTAATGACTTCTGGAAGTCTACACCTTGTGTATTAGTATCTATAACTAATGGTTTATCTTGACCTGTGGATATCTTACCACCTGTTAAATCTAAATTACCTAATAAGTATAATTCGTCAGTAAGTGAATTTAAATTAAATAAATTTGTTGTTGTATTTGCAGAAGTCCATTTGTCTATCTTAAAATTAGCAACATTACCACTTGCTTGAGCCGGAATAGCCACATTTAAGTTACCATAAGCATATCCGTTAGTCATGTTTACAGATCTTAAACTTGTAGCACCTTCTACTTGCATTCCTAATGAATTTAATTGGTCAATCCTAATATTAGGTTTGACATTTGCCATAGTAGTACTAGGTATGTGCATAGCATCAAAGGATGCATTAGCGGCTTCTAATTCTGTAGTAATATAAACATTTTTTGCATTTAAGTCATCTTTAATTGTTGCTTTTGAATTTATAACAAATTGATAATCATTACTAGATGTTCCTTCGTCATAAGTTGATAATACTAAATTACCTGATAAAGAACTATTACTCCATTGAGAATATAAACCCCAATCTGCAATAAGGGCACCATAACCAGTAGCACCTACTGTTTCTATATCACTAGTTATACTCATTATAGGTAATAAATTACCATGTAAATCCGCATCATTAGTGCCTACGCCCTTTTTAGGCATAAAGAATCTTACACCAGTTTCTGTCTTTCTAGTTCCTGCTACACCGGGTACTGGTGTTACATATGGTGTATATTTAGTTCCATTATAAGGAACTGATTGAATATAAACTGATCCTCGTTTACCGTCTGCTAATGATATTGTACTGTTTGCATTTGCATCTCTAGGTAAATTTAAAAATGTTGCGTTGGTTTGGTTAATTACACCACTTAATTGGCTACCATTTCCAAGTATATAATTACCACTAATATTTGCTGTAGTAGTAATATTTGCATTTGAACTAATTGCACTTGTATAACTTCCTAATAGTGTAGTAACATTTGAATCACCGTAGCCACCTGTAGCATCTGCTGGTGTAAATGTAAATACACCTGTACCACTATTATATGCTAATGATCCGTTACCACTTGCTGTATTTGTTGTTACACTTAAATCATTAAGATCTATAAAATTACTTAGTTGAGGCGGTGTATATGAAAATACACCTGTAGAACTGTTATAAGTTAGATCGCCTCCAGCATTAGCGGCCTCTACTGATACACTTAAAGCACCTCTACTTCTTGTGTTAGTATAATATAAATTTGTTCCTTCTGCTAAGTTAGTTGTAGTCTTTGTTGCTAAACTTGTATCTGCTGGTGTAAATGTAAATACACCGGTACCATTATCATATGCTAAGGAACCATTACCACTTGCACTTGCTGTAGTTGTGCTTATTAATCCTCTTGCGGCACTACTTGTAAGCATTTCATGGAAAGTGTTGTCTCCATTCATAAATGTCCATACTTCTGATGGTTCATTCCATGTTAATTTTGCATCATATGTGCTTTCTGGTCTGTTTGATATAACTTCTACTGTTGCATCTGTTGTTGCATTAGCATTTAATGTAATCTTTTGATCTGTTACATATAAGTCTGTAACATTTTGATAGTTTATGTTACCAGTAGCATCAATATTACCTGTAACAGATAAATTACCACCTACTGATAAAGGAACAGTTGCAATATGAGCAACTACTTGAGTATTTGTTAATGTACTAACACCAGTTATATTACTTCCATCACCATGGAAAAAGCCAGCATTTACATTTGCTGTAGTTGTTAAGTTTGCACTTGCATTTAGTCCATTAGTTTCGATATATGCTTTAGCATCTGCGTTAGATACACCAGTTATACCTGTTAATAAAGAACCATTACCTTCGAAGTAATCTGCAATAATATAACCACCTGTTGTTTCAGGTCCTGCCGCTGAAGTATTTGCTGTGGCTGTAATATTAGAATCACTTATAATATGTGAATTAGTCAAATTCATATTATAGTATGAATTTGCTTGATTACCTGCAAATACTAATTTATTTTCTGAACCTGCGGCATTACTGTAACCTACTATACTAACATTTATAAACTTTTTAAAGGTATCTAGACTGCTTTGTGCAAAATCAAATTCTACGTTACCTCTTATATAAGCACCGCCATCTTCATCACCATGTACTAATAATGTTTGAGGAGTGTTAATATCAAATGAGGATGTACCTACTGCTAGTCTGTTTCTAAAAGAACTTTTATCGGTAGTACCAGGTACTGTTAAAGGCCCGCCTACTACTAAATTAGTACCTGCAATAAAGGTTTTTACCTGTGCGTTAGTTAAACCTACATCTTGTAAATCAGGTGGTGTATATGTAAATACACCTGTACCATTATCGTATGCTAAAGTTCCGTCTCCACTAGCACTTGCTTGAGTTACACTTACTGCCGCTCTGCTTCTAGCATCTGTGTAATATTGATTTGTTGAACCTTCTGTTAAATTGTCTGTTGTTTGACCACTTAAGAGTGTTGTATTGTTTACTGAAATAACACCAGTAGAAGAATTATAATCTATAGGATCTGTACCACTAATGGCTGCTCGTATAACACTATTGGCTACTACCGCCGCTGTACCTACTACTATATTACTAGTTGTTGTTGTTACATCTACTGTATTTGTGGTTGAATTAACATTTACGTTGCTAGTAGATGCTGTGACTGTTATATTTGCCATGCTCTACTCCTTAAACTGTTGCGGTTACTGTAATTGTTATGTCTGCGGCTCCGCCTCCACCTAGTGAACTGTCTAATATGTTTATTGTGTCATTAGTAATGTATTTTGTTCCTCTTGTGGTTATATCAAATTCAACGTCTCCGGAACCATCTACTACTGCTTGCCATGTAGCACCAGTACCTTCACTGTCTCCGGCAACTACACCAGTAACACCAGTGTAAGTACCTGCTACTCTTGTACCTACAGCACTTGCATTGTCACTAAATGTACTAATTGCACCTACACCTAATGGTATAAATGTACTTGATAATGTTGGATTACCTATTTGTACATCTGGTTCATATCTTTCTATTATAGCCCATCTATGACTGTCTGTAGTAGTTGGTGTGACACCACCATTTGTCCATTTGATAGCAACTACGGTAATTGCTACGTTTTCCCTTGCGTCTGGCACTATAGGTCCAGTATATCTATTTGCTGGTATAGTAAAATCAATGTTACCTGCTGCCGCATTAGTTGTAACAATATTAGAACCTGCTATCTCTGAATTAGCAAAATAGCCTAATACCTTACTTTGTGTAAAATTGGGTTGTCCATCGTTTGTGTTATATGTCATTGTATCAATAACGATGGTTTGCATGTCTGCTTCGAATGTATATCCTGATACGTTTGCACCAAAATCATACGTGAATGTTTTTTGTGTACTAGGGAACATCTCTTCAACTTTTACGTTGTCTGCACCGCCTAAGTACTGGGAAAAGGTTAGTAATCTACCGCTCATTGTATCGCCTCCTAATGGAACTTACTATTCACGTGTTCGTAAATAGTCTTCTATACTCTATTTATCTAACTTGGCTCAGTTGGCCAAGTTATGTTATCTACTTCTGTTGCTGTATTTGTGCTGGGTAAGTCTCTTAATGCTTGTCTGTATGTTTGCCATTCTGTTTTTTTACTGTCTGATAATGGAGAATCAGGTGCCTGGGTCCAGTCACACCATTTTAATATTGAATTACGTTTTTGTCTAATATATTCTGCTATGTTAACAGTATCTGCTGGTTTGCTTATAATACTGTGAGGTGTTGTAGTTACATCTATTTTATAATTGTTTACATTGTCTACTTTGCCCTCTAATCCACTCATATGTGTATTTGTTGCTAAGTTTTTGGCAAGTCCTGCATCAGTTAGTTTAAGTTGTGTTACTATAAACCCAGTTGTTGTATTGTATAATATATAATGTTTCATTATGAGAACACGTCTCCTTTAGTAATTTTAAGCATATCATAACGTATACCAGTAAATCCTATTTGTGCTGAAGCATTTGGATTTAGTGTATTTTTAGCATTTATTTTAACATTGCCACTTACAGCACCAGGTCCAATATCAATAGTTTGGTTAAATTCTATAACACTTGGAATATCATCTTGATTATTGAAATCAATACCATCACTATATGCTTGTACTGTACCATTTGCGTATGCTATTTGTACTACTGGTTGTAATGTATAATTGGCCGTAGCCGCAACTAATGAACCTATAGGTGTTACAGCACTTGTAAAACTATAAGCACCTTCTTCAATACCATTACCTGTTGTAAAGTCTAATTCATTTGCAGGAATTAAATTACTAACTGAGTTTGCATTACTAAAGTTTAGTACAGCGGCTGGTTTGTCTTGTATTTGTGCGCCTACAGCCACGTTACCCATACTTTGTTTGGAATTATAGTTACCAAATATGTTATCATCAAATGTTACAGCAGTACCTGTTACAGTATCAGTAGTAAGTATTCCACCACTACCGTCAACACTTGCTACTCTACATGTTAAATTATTTGTTCCTGAAACACCATCTAGATATGTACCATCAACAGTAATTGTGTTACCTACTACATGTCCACTACCTGGTGTAGTAGGGTAAACAAAAGTATATGCACCATTGGCTTTGAATACTGTGAATACTGTACTAGTACCTGAACCTGTTGTAGTCCAAGTATCTATATTAGGTAATATATTTCTAAATATAATTGGTGGTAAGTTTATAATAGGTGGTATAGTTGGTATATCAGTAGGACCTTGTTCATCACTGTCTGTTACTGAGGGTTGTACATATACATCTTCATTATATTCTAATAATGTTAAGGCACATGTTATCATACCACTATCATCTAACTGCTCTTGATGTGTCATCACACGAAACTCTTTGGCATTGAATCCGTAATCTGCGTTTGTTAAGTCAACAACATCACCAACATCTATTTGCATACCACTAAAGTCTGTAGTACAAGTAACTACCATACCGTTTCTGCTTTGTGATAAGTCTATGTTTGCAATTTGTGTTGCTCTCATTGGATCATTTACTAAATCCAATCTAAAACTAGCAATATTTTCAGGTTCATTGTCATTAAGTTCACTTGCAGGAGTACTTATTTCAATACTGTTGCTTTGATCTCTTCTGTTTTGATCATTAAATTCTACTTTGCTTTTATTATATAATGCATATAGTTCAGTACCAGTAACACCTATTTTACTTACTATGTTATCATCATTTAAACTGAATGTACTTGCTGTGGGTCTATTAGGAATAACTTTAAACTTACCCTGTTTAGTATCAAACATAAAAAATGTAGCACTTGCTTGACATATTTTAGCAATATTTGTACCTGCATCTGTAAATGTGCTTAAATATCCATTTATTTGCCATCTATCCTGTGTAGCACTACCACCCGTGTTAGGTGTATATGATATTTGTTCTGCGGCATAACCTTTTAAACTTGTATTTGCGGCACCTGTAATACTGTTTACATCAATAATATCATTGGCAAGACCTGCACCATAACGTGTGTTATTCATATAATCTATAAGTACATCACCTGGATTACTTACACTATTTGTTACATCAAAACTTAACGCACCTAAGCCTGTCAACCCGTTTTCTGCATCATAATCTATTTCAACCATAGCAAATACTAGGTCTTCCATACTGTAATTTGTAGTGTTAGTCCAATGTGGCATCATTGTGGTTGCATCTACGGCACCACTTGTAGGAAATACTTGATTAGCACTTGCTGTACCACCAGCATATACTCTTATACGCATTTTATCTTTAACATTTATATCAGTAGTACTATTTGCATTTATTTGACTTTGTACATTTGCACCACTAAAGGTTAAGTTAGCCGCATCTCTAAATATTTGATTTACTGTATAAGTAGCACCTTCTACTTGTTCACTAAGTGTTATACAATAATGCATTGTTTGGTTTTGATTACTAATAGCAACATCTGTTATAGGTCCACTCATAAAGTTTCTGCCATAAGCAATACCTATTTTGTTGTCTGTACTTGGTGCTAACTGTATTTTAACACCTGGATCAGGACCTAAGTCTGGTGGATCGAATACACCTAATACTTTAGCAGTAGCAAATGCTAATCCACCTGCAATAACACCTGCCACAACACTACCTGCAAGAGTTAATGCTCCTGCAGTAGTAAGAAACATTCCTCCTGCTGTAGCAAACGCACCTACTATTGCGGCTCCTATTGCACTAAAAACTGCCATAACTTATCCTTTATAAACCCAATTTATATCTATTGGTTCCCAGCCTCTTTTTGATAGTTTAAGATCTGGTGTTGTACTTAATGTTGTTAAACTAAAACTAGTTATTTTACCTAGTTCCTGTAATTCTATTCCTATACTAATATATTCTTTTAGTAATCTAGCACCTGCTGTAGTATTACGATATCTTTCTTCTACCCACCATGCTATTTCAGTCATACGTTTAACATGTGGCAACCATATATCTCCTTGTATAGTTGCTAATAACATACCTACTACTCTGCCATGTTCTTCTGCTACTAGTGGTACTCCATAACGTGTTAAATGTGCTAAGACTTCGTCTGTGTGAGCCTCTGAGTACTTAGGTTCCCGTAAGTCCTCTACTGGATTAAAGTTAGCGAAGTCTATCATTAGTCTTTTTATATCTAACCAATCGTCTTGTATTGCTCTTCTTACTGTAATCATTTTCTATTTGCCGCTATAGTTGCCGCTCTACGGTTTCCGCCACCGCCGCCGCCACCGCCACCTCCGCCTCCGGAGTAGCCACCACCTGAGGAATATTCTTTACCAAAGTCAAATGGTGTGTTGTATATATCTGGTATTCTATTAAAACTTCTATCATTAGGAAAGAATCTTACACGGTCAGTAGGATCTGTTTTTTGTCCTCTAATTGTGTTTTCTAAAACAGTATTGATACTTGCAACTTGTACTGTAACAGCATAATCATTCTCTTTTGTTAAGAAATTAAACGATTCTTGTGTTGCGAAGTTAGTTATTACACCTTTAAACCTAGTATATACATTTGCTTGTAATTGATCTGTTGCAGTATCGTAGAATGCACGTTTAATTGTAACATTTCCACCTTTAACCGGAGAGTCAAGTATTAAACTTAAATAATTTACTTCTGAACCTGTACTACTGCTGGGTATACCTGCTAATGTAATACTTAAATCACCATTAGTTACTTTTAAATTATCATCTATGTTTGATATGGCTAAAAATGCACCTAACTCTGTGTAAGTATTACTATCTACAGTAAATGGCTTGTAAGTATCACTAAGATAGTATATGTTACCGTCTAAATCTAAGTCGATAAGTGTAACAGGTGCAATATTTGTACCTTGTACTGCTGGAATACTAGTACTCATTAAGTTATAACCTCAATTAATTCAAAATCTGCACTAAAACTAATCAAATCGTGTGGAACTACACTATATGTAGGTTGTGTTACACATTTTACTTGAAATCTTACGTCATTACCTACTTTTATACCACCACTTGTTAGTGCAACACCTGTTTGACTAAGTACTGGTCTACTTACTGGTATAGTAACGTTTGCACCTGTACTAAATGTAACATCACTTGTTACTTGATAAGGATAACGGTAAGTATCTGTGTTACCTTTAGGTTGTATATAATCACCTTTCTTAAATAGTGTACCACTGCCTGTTGCACCACTACAATCAACATATATTTCTGAACCATATACACTATTGAGTGTAATATTGTTTAATTGTGCTTGTTCTATATCGCCCTGATAAGCAGTTAAGTAGTTCATATTAGTATTATTATTAAGACTGATATTTGCTTCTACTGTTTTACCTAAAGTATTAAGTTCACTTAGTAAAGCACGGTTAGTACTGTATTTCAAACCATTATGCATACCCACAGTAAAAGCATAAGGACTTGGTCCTCTTTCTGCTGTTTTGTATTGTCCGCTACGTGATATACTGCTTCCTGTTATTCTCTGGTCGTCTATGGTTATGTATGTAGCATTATCTATAATTGTTTGTATTCCTGACATTATACTCTCCCTGGAAGTTTACGTCTACCGGCTTCTGTAACTGCAAACACAAAACTTGGATCTCTTGCTAAAGCCTGTTCAAATGATTGTGAATCTACAGCATTTATTGTGTAATTTACCGAGGTGCCTCCACCGCCAGTGCTTTGACCTAATTGATGATTAGGAACTATAGTACCACTAGCACCTGGCATAAACAGTTCCGGACCTTCTTCTCCCACGATGTACGGTGTATTTGCACTTACTGGGCCTCCCTTTGCTTTCCCTACTAATCCAAACAATTTAAATATAGGATTTGTTATTGTGCTTTGTATAAATGCTTTTACTAATGTTTGTTTAATTAAGTCTGCTAAATCACCAAAGTCTGCTTTACCTGTTAAGAATGCTTGAGTTAATGCATCTTCAAATGCTGTTGCGGCTTTTACTAGACCTTCTTCTAGTGTTCTAGCAAAATCGCCTATACCAGCGGCTTCAAACTTTTGTTTTAAAGTTAGTACTGTTGTTTCTGCGGCTTTGGCAAATGATTCTGCTAGTTTCTCGAAGAAACTTTTAACTGCTTCAATTGTTTCAGGTTTTTCTACACCATCTTTAGTACCTGTAGTTATTCCTTTTTCTACAGCATCACTTATTGTTTTTCGTAAATCACTAAAGTCTACTTGACCAAATGGTAAGAATTCTGCTAACACTTCAGGCGATACTGCTTCTGCTAGATTTAAGGCATTTATTAAAGATTCTCTAAAGAAACTCATGTCTGTTGTTCGTGTTTGTTCTAAGACATCACTTAAAAGATCTACTTTACTTAAATTATTAAATAAGTCCTGTAATATTTTTGCATCTTCTGTAAAACCTAATGTTTTTATAGAGTCAATTGCTCCTTGGAATCCACCTTGTGGTGTCACTCCCAAACCACCTGCAACACGGAAATTTCTTGCTTGTTGTTCTACATTTTTTATTGCTTCAGATACTTCTTCGTATCTTGCCGCGGCATCGTCGTCTAACGGAAATAAATCTAATCCTGGAACCGCTCTACCTAATTGTACAATAGAGTTACCTAATTCAGCCATAAAATTAAGCACTTTTTCTAATCCTGTTAAGAAACTATTGAATGCGGCCGCTAGTGTATTTGCAATAGTAAATGCAAGTTCCTCAAAACCTCCTTCACTACTTGATATTTCTTTTATAAATTCTTGAAATTGTATAGTAAGTACTGCTAATGCTGGTGCTAATGCGGCTACTACTTGTCTAACTACACCTCCAATCATAGTCATTAATTTGTTTAATTCATCACTAAAGTTTTCTACACCATCTACAGCATCTTGACTTAGTATAAAACCCATGCCTTCTGCTGTTCTGGCAAATTCTAAAAATGCTTCTGAACCCTCACCAATTAAATTAATTAAACCTACCGCTTCACTATCAACAGCCTTAAATAGTACTGAAAGTTTATCTGCCTTACCATTAACTTCAGCAAGTGCATCTGCAAACAATAGGAATGCTTGTTCTGGTGATAACCCTGCTAAATCTTTTTGTGTAATGCCTAATTGTTTAAGTGCTGGTAATAGTTCACCAGTACCTTTTTGGGCTTCACCTAATCTTCTTACGAATCTTTGGAGACCCATATCTGCTGTCTCGATACTGATACCGGTTTGCTCTGCGGCAAACCTAAACTTTTGGAGGAACTCTACACCTACACCTAATTTACTTGCGGTCTTTCCTAAATTATCAATAAATCTACTTTGTGTAAATATAATGGCGGCAAAACCTGCGCCTAAGGCTAATAATGCCGTAGTTGCCATCTTGGCTAAACCAACGAACCCTCCTAATACCTTAGTGGCTCCTTTCATTCCTACTGTAAACCCTTTTGTGCTTACTGATAATACTGCTTTAATTGGAATTGCCATTATCCAAATCTCCTAATAAATTTATTTACTTCTTTTTTTATAAACTTCATTGTTGGGTCTATAATACCGTCCATTGCTTGAGTACTATAACCCATTCTTGTTTTACCTGTACCCTTTTTAGGAGGGTTCGGGTATTCTCCTCGATCTATAACTCCGGAGTAAGGATAATTACCTTCAAGAATAAAAGAATCTTTTTTCTTTTTAAGTATTGTCTTTCTCTTTGCATTACTTGTTTTACCACGCGGAGTAACATCTTTCATTTCCTTAAGGCTTGCATTAGGTAATGTTTTTTTTACAAAACGTTCCATTTTAGCAATGTTTTTAGTAAACTTTTTAGATCTAATCTTCATTGCCATTGTTTATACCCTTTGCTTTATTATAAATGTCTTGAAGTTCTGCTTGATTATACGTTCCTTCTAAACTTTCGCCCTTACTTTGTTTTTGTTGTCTTAATCTTAATATTGAAGCAATATTAAATATTTCAAGATCAACTGTAGTACCCTTTGTTAATATCTCACTTGGCAAGTAACCATATCGTTCTGCCATTGTTTCTATTATTTGAACTAGAGATTGCTCACGTTCATCAGTTATATACGAGGTACCTACTTTCCCAAACTATCTGTAACCTTCATTACAGCGGCATTCATTACATCTATTGGTAAAACATTACCTTCGCTCATTACTGGATGACCATTCTCATCTAGTATTAAGTCTTTAATTAATGAATACATTGCACCAGGATCATCAGTTTTAACTGATGCTAAACTTGTATATGTTTCTAGTGGTAATCTGTCATGTATAAAGAACAATAATTCATCACCGTATTTCTCAACGATTTCTGTATCATTAATCTTTATTTCGACTAGTTGGGGTTTTTTTGCTAATTCTGTTAAGTTCATATCTTTTTTCCTTTATATCTATAATTTAATGTCTTGTGGACATCTTTTCTTTAAATTGTGTATAGCACTACTTACGAATGCTAATCTGTTTGATGCTTTAACAACATCTGCTTTAGCACATTTTACTTCATTCTGTGCTTTCGCTATCTCCATCTCCATCGATATCAGTATCTCCTGAATCGTGTGATCGTTCCATATCTTCATGTTTTTCCTTTATATCTGTATTTACCTTGTTTGGCTTATTTGGTGCGGTTGGTCCACTTGGTAATTCAATACCATGTTCCTTTGCATATTCATCTAGATCATGCTTTTCACCATTTACAGTAATACTGCGATCTGGATTACCATGCCAATTGCCTTCTGCATCAAATAAGTTTAAAAATCTGTGTTCCATAATATTTCCTTATAAAAATATAAGGTCACTATAAAGTGACCTTATATTATAAAGTTTTTTAACTTTCTACGGTTTTAGTCAACTCACCATTAACAATGATTTCCATAGGGGATAACCAAACTGCACCATCAATTGATGCTGTAGGGGCCAATCCGCCTATAAAACCTTTTCCTGATAAAAAGATATCACCAGTTGTACCTGTACCTGTTATACTAACTCCAAAGAATACTTCTGTTTTGTTAATACTTGTAGGTAAAAGTCCGTTAAGTGCAACACTATTTGTAGTATTACCACTTTCTCCGAACATAACAGTTTCATCAACTAAAACGTTGAGTGAAATACTGTTTTCATTTACTGTAGTGAATGCACTAGAACTTGTAGAATCCAAAGTTGAATATCTAACTGTTCCAGGTGTTGCATTAACTGTAATATCTTGTATAAAAGGAACTACCAAACCACCTGCTGTTCCAGGAACTGCCAGTGGTGCTGTATTACCTATTGTTAGGATTGCTTGTGTACCGTTAGTTACGTTAATTACTGCCATGTTATTCTCCTATATGGTCGTAAAATTATACTCGAAAGTATATGTTATTACATCGTCCTCTATATCAGTTTCATAATCACTAGTACTATCAATAGTACTACTAATTGTGTTTCTAGCAGAGAGGATGTTTGCAACAACGGTGTTTATATCGCTTAATTGATTTTTGGCGTCTACTGACAAATAAGCATTGACTGTAGTAACAGTTGTATTTACA